ATAATGTATTTGTATTAGTGGCATAACTAGGTCACTAGCTTCGATAGAACCGCATCTACTGCCTACTTCTATCATTAAACTTACAGAATTAAATTACGATACAAGTTACCGAGAGTTTCTAGGCCCGATTATATAAAGCTGTACAACTTAATATGATTGCACCCTTACAAAATCTTGCCCTTATTCGATATTTTTTCTGACGATGAAACATAATCGCCAACGATTAAATATATGAAAGGATAATCAAATGGCATTTCCAGTAGCGTCGGGTTACGGCAACTTACCTAATGGGGTCTTCTCTCCAGTACTATACAGTCAAAAAACGCAGCTTGCGTTTAGGAAGAATTCTGTTTGTGAAGCAATCACAAATACGGATTACACCGGAGAAATTGCGAATCACGGAGACTCAGTCAAAATTATTAAAGAGCCTGAGATCACCATAAACACGCTTGCTAGAGGTACAACCTTGGCACAGCAAGTCATCACTGACACCGACTTCACTATGGTTGTCGATCAAGCCAACTATTTTCAGTTTGCTTTGGACGATATTGAAACCGCTCACTCACACGTTAACTTTATGGATCTCGCAACCGATAGAGCAGCTTATAAACTATCTGATGCTTTCGATGAAGAAATCCTAGGGTATCTTTCTGGGTGGAAAGGTGGAGCAGGTTCTTGGGCAAGACGATCCGCAAGTGGCGACGTTAACGGAACTAAGGCAGATACAAATGCAGGAAATGACGAACTTCTTGCTGCTAACTCCTTAAACATCACGAACTTTTCGGGTTCAGATTTAGGTGTAGCATCTGAGATTACGTCTATTCCGATACTTCCGGGCGGTGGTGCAGGAGGAATTACTTCTCCATTACAACTGTTAAACCGAGTTTCACGCATGATGGATCAAGCTAATGTTCCAAGTGATGGACGTTGGTTTGTCGGAGATCCAGTGTTTTTTGAAACTCTTATGGATGAAGATTCAAAATTCGTTAACAACGACTATGCTTCGGGTTCAGTTGATATCCTAAGAAACGGAAAAGTCTCTACTAAGACTGTTCGTGGATTTACTATCTACAACTCGAACAACTTACCTTACTTAGGTACTGGCCCAAGTACAGTGGCAGCAGGAGGTTCTGAAACGAACTTCGGTGTCGTTGTAGCAGGGCATAAGTCGGCAATTGCTTCGGCTTCTCAGCTTGCAAAAACTGAGAAATTCCGTTCACCAACTACATTCAGCGATGTGGTGAGGGGTATGCAGTTATACGGTCGGAAAATACTTCGTCCAGAAGCGATATTTACAGCAGCGTACAACATTCACTCTGCATAACACTCTACAGTAGCTCCCTTCGGGGGGCTACTTCTCTATTATAAACATTGGATGTTAAATGCCAACAAGTTTCATAGATCTTTGTAATATTACACTTCGCAGATTAAACGAGGTAGAGATAGACTCTTCTAGTTTTTCTTCTGCTAGAGGTGTCCAGGCTTTAGTGAAAGATGCAGTTCGACATTCTATAGCCAAAATAAATCAATCAGAGTATTCATGGCCTTTCAACGGTTCAGAATATACACAAACGCTCGTCGTTGGACAAGAAGAATACGCATGGCCAACCGCTCATAAAGTTTCTGATTGGAACTCTTTTCAACTGCAAGAAAACTCAAGTTTTGGTATTTCATTTACTAAACTTGCATTTATAACTCTAGACCAATGGTTAGAAAGCCATAGGGATACCGACGACGCAGCAGGAGCTTCTGGTAGAGGAGTTCCTCAGTATGTATTTCCTTCTCACAACGGTGGATGGGGTGTCACTCCAAGTCCAAATGAAACGTACCAAATAAGATTTAGATATTTTTTATCTCATACAACTTTAACTCTATTCAGTGATCAGAGTCGTATACCAACCCAATTCGATAATATTATAGCTGATGGGGCTATGGTGCAAATGTATATGTTTAAGGACAACCCACAATCCGCACAGTTATCTCAAGCTATTTTTGAGCAAGGCATTAAACAAATGCAAACTCAGCTTATAAATCAATATGAGAGCATACGAGACAGAAGAGTAGTTCAAGGACTTAATACAGAGTTCTTTAATAATGGCTGAACAAATTGAGTCATATAAAGTTTTATGTAACGGTGGACTAGATACGTCTGAAAATCATTTAGCCTTATCTGAAAATTCTTCGGGTTCTGCAACAAGGCTTGTAAATTACGAAGTCTCTCTTTTTGGTGGATATCGACGTATAAACGGATTTACTAAGTATGATAACTTATATTCTGAAGTTGGTGTAAACACATCAAACGGTTCTGGAGTTCTGGCAACAGGTCAAGTTTTAGGTGTGTTTCTATATAGAAATTTAACAACAAATGCTGATATTGTACTAGCAGCTCGAAAAGATGCAGGAGCAAATACTTATTCTTTTTATTATTTTGTAGCCAACTCTGGATGGACGAAGTTAACTACAGGCTACACTCTCTCGACAACGGACAGTGTTCGTACCGTCACTAAAATTCGTTATGTTGTGTTTAACTTTGGCTCTGGAAATCAAATTTGTTTTGTTGATGGTGTCAATCCTGCTCTCGTTTACGATGGAACGAACTGGAAACAGATAACTTCTGGTGGTACAGGATCAACAAGCTCTTACGGTGGGGCTAATGCTTTAAATACTCCCTCTTTAGTTGATGTCTTTGAGAACACTTTATTTTTAAGTGGAGATCGAACTAGCCAAGCAACGGTAGCTTATTCTAGCCCGAACTCTCCTTCAAACTGGACGGCAGCAGGAGGGGCAGGACAATTAGCTGTAGGCTATAGAGTAGTTCAATTTAAACCTTTTAGAGATAATCTTTTTATCTTTGGGTCTAACGAAATTAAGAAAGCATCTCCCGATACAACGGCAGGATTTGTTCTCGACAGTGTGACAGCCAATGTAGGATGTATATCCGCTGATAGCGTTTTAGAAATCGGTGGAGATTTAGTATTTTTAGCACCTGATGGTGTTCGGCCAGTTTCTGGAACAAGTCGAATTGGTGACGTAGAAATAGAGTCTATTAGTAAAAACGCTCAAGCATTATTTTCAACTTTACCCAAACAATACGATTTAGACACTCTTAATGGAGTAGTCATTCGGGGAAAATCACAACTCAGATACTTCATAGGAGATAGCACGACACCAGTTGGAGATTCTTATGGCATCATAGGTGGTCTTCGTACTGCCGATCAGAGACTTGGATGGGAATGGGGTGAACTATTAGGAATACGAACTTCTTGCGTTTTAAGTGGGTTCATTGGCAATAGCGAAATCATATTACATGGAGATTACGACGGTAAGATATATAAACAAGAAGTAGGAAATAACTTTGATGGCGAGAATATAATAGGAATTTATGCCACACCTTATTTAGATTACGGAGACACAGAAGTACGAAAAATTCTTCGTAAAGTTAACACTTTTGTTCGGGCAGAAGGCCCACTCACAATAGGATTACAATTTGATTACGATTGGGGAGACGACAACACTCCGAAGCCGGCAAGTTATGAGGACAGTTCGGCAGGGGCCCCTGTTAGATATAACGATACCGTAAGTGAATACGGAGATGCAAACGTAGTTTATGGTGGTGCAGATAAACCAGTGTTTACCACTACCGTCCAGGGTTCTGGATTTTCAGCAAGAACAACTTTCGTAACAAATGGGCAGTTTGCCCCACACAGCATTCAAGGTGTTGTGTTTGAATTTTCTATATCGGGGAGAAACTAATGGGTACAGGATATGTTCGACAATCCCTTTCGGCTATTGTTACCGGATCAGACATCACTGCATCACCGTTACAGCAAGAATTTAATAAGTTAAGAGATGCGTTTGATGCAACTTCAGGACACGCTCACAATGGACAACTTGGAGAAGCTCCACCAATAAACCTAGCAACTTCGGTTTCTGGGTATTTGCCTGTTGCTAATGGTGGTATGGGGGGTATTTCAAATTTTACGGCAACGGCAGATCCTATATCTTCAAATGATATCACCTCTGGCTATGCTGTAGGTTCAACTTGGATTAACACTTCAACTAATAAAATGTTTGTCTGCACATCTGCATCTTCGGGAGCAGCAGTCTGGAGAGAAAATCATTTATCCTTATCTAATGCCATTACTCTTCCTGCAATTACAGCTACATCATTAAATGGGGCATCTGTAGGTGCTACCACTCCTTCTACTGGAGCATTCACAACGGTTACATCAACTGGTCAAGCGACGTTAGCTACGGCAGATATTAATGGTGGTACAATCGATGGGGCAGTTATTGGTGGAGCTTCAGCCCAAACGATTACAGGAACTCTCGTTACAGCAACAACTCGATTTGATGGGGATATAACTGGAAACGTCACTGGTAATGTTGGTGGAAATCTTACTGGAAACGTAACAGGTAATGTTGAAGGAAATCTTA